GCTCTATTGCGATTTTGTGCAGTTAGCCGTCCAAGTTCGAGGCATCACCTATTGTGACGTCGTCAGCTACAAGCCGATAGACGTCACTGAAGTCAAGCCTTTCCTTTTCAAGACAGAGTTCGTCCTGAAGGGCTGGGCTTTTGAGACTCTTGCATGGTAACGGAGGAAAAAAGAAAAATGGTTGAAACCTACGGCTCAGATGAGGAGCGCATCTACTACGTGGCAGAGAGCATTTTCGGAACCACACCGACAAACCCATCGATGCTATCTGTTCCAGCGGACCAGATAGAGCCCAGCATTGACCCGGGGCTTTTGAAGCTGAGAGGCGCTGGCAGTTACGATTTGCAGGTGCTCAAGAAAGGGCTAAGGCAGGTGGGGCTTAAAGTTGGCTGGCCACTGCCTTCTGTTGCGCCTATCGATTTGCTGCAGTATGCCAAAGTGGATTTGAACCAGAGCCTAAGCATGCAGGTTCTCTACTATAAGGGACAGTTTGCCGAGGCTGCAGATGTCATTTCGCTGCTTTTTACTGGCATGAAGTTTGACAAGGTCAGCGTCAGTTGCAGTATCGAGGATGTGGTGCGTGCGGTTGCAGAGTTCAAGGGCGTGGACGTCGCAGTGGGCTCAGCGAAAATCAATGGGGCAACCTATACCGATTACGCTGATGCAGTGCCTTTCCATCAATCCTACGTCAAAAAAGATGCTGCAACACTTGATCGGGTGACCGATTGGAAGTTTGACATCCAAAACAACCTCACGCGTGTCCCGGTGATTCGGAGCACTAACGGGTATTTAGCCAAGTACCTGCCTTTCAAGCATCGAGTCTTGAGCGGCGAGCTCACGTTTGAGTTTGAAAGCATCCAGGAAGCCAGCGAGGTCCTCTCGGATACAGAGTTCACGTTAGAGTTTGGGTTAGGAGGCACTTGCAAAGCGACTTTCAATTATTGCAAATGGGAAAATGTCTCTATTCCCAGCAAGATGGAAGACTTGATTTCGCTTAAGGCGCCTTTTGTAGCGAGAGGACCTGTTTCCATTAGCGCTGTTTAAGGTGACCAAAAATGAAATCACAAACTTTAGAGATTCATGAACGGTTCGGTGAAGAGTACCGGGGCAAGTACGTCTTCAAAGAGATGACGTGGGCTAAGCGTAGCCGAATCATCCAGAAGTATACCAAGTACCACAAGCTGACAGGGGACATTGAGAGCAGCGATTTTATCGCCATACAAGCAGAAACCATCATGGCAAGCCTGCATGGGCAGCCGCAGAGCCACCCAATAACGCTTGAGAAGCTCCTTGGCGAGGAAGAAGGCATACCAATCGAATTGGGCGAACTCTTCTCAAAGATAGTCAACGGATTAAATGCGCTCAGCAGGGAGGATACAGCTTTTTTATCAGAGCCCTCAGGCGACAAAAACCCCACCCAGCCATCACCGACTTCAGGCTATCAAAAGAGTTCGGCTGGACACCCGAGCAACTTGCAAGGCAGCCAGCCCGAGCCATCCACACCTACACAGTCATCCTCAACGAGTTAGATCGCCAAGCGGAGGAAGAAAAGCGGAAAAGGGAGCGTGAAACTACACGAGCATAGAAGTAAGTTGTGACATCGACGGCGTAGAAGAGTTCAAAGCTGCCATGGAACGGTTTGATAGTGGCATGCAGCGCCATGTGCACAGTCAACTGGCTAGCTGGGCTGCCGACGTCAAAGCTGAAGCCCAAAAGCTTGTGCCTGTTAGAACGGGATATTTGCGCAGCACTATCTATGCTCAGATTCAGGAATGGGTCGCAAACATTGGAGCGGACGCTGCCTATGCCTATTTTGTGGAATTGGGCACACGGTACATGCAGGCAAGGCCTTATCTTTACCCTGCGATTGAGCAGTATTTGCCTTCTCTGGAACGGATTATCCTGGAGGCTTTAGAGGCAGCCAAAGAGGAGGCGCAGCTTTGAGTTTTCGGGAAATAGCCGTAACCATTAGGGCTGTTAACAGGGCAAGCGGCGAATTCTCCAGAATCCAGACGGATGCTGAATCCTTAACGACTAGGCTTAAGTCTGTGGGGATGGCAATGGCGGGAATCGGAGCAACTGGCACTGCCATAGGTTACATTGCCAACCAGATGGGCCTGCTTAACGACACCCAGATGCGGGTTTTCAACTCGGCGATGATGGTTGTTACTGCTCTGGGCATGTTCTTGTCCACGAGCACTGGAATCGCAATCGCCCAAAAGGTCTACGCTGCCGCTTGCTGGGTTGCCACAGCTGCACAGAACGCCCTAAACATCAGCTACGGAACCTTCTTGGCTCTGACCGGGGTGGGAATTGCGGTGATTGTTGCGGCTGCCGCTGCCATGGCTTATTTTGCCTCGCAAATGAATACGGCAACGGCTAGCGTGCAGAACTTTAACAGTGCAACGGCTGAGACATCGACCAGAGTTAAGGGCATCACTCGTGCAGGAGACGCAGAGTTAGCCAGGCGAGGGATAGAATAGGTGTCTACAGCTCTTCCAAGTGTAGCGATTGCCTTTGGCGCTGTGGGTATGTCTCAAGCGGATGTCGTTGAGCTTCTGGTGCACTTAGGCTGTAGCAAAGAAGTCAGCAGCTACGACATCACGCTTCACAATTGGAACGGCAAGTATAGCCCAAACGGCGCCTACCCCATAACTGTGGGCTTAGACGGCTCTATCAGCTTAGGAAGAGCTCCAAACTGCCCGCTGCTCTTGACGCTGCGAGTTGAAAAAATCAGCTATCAGAGCTCGCCAACAGAAAGCTATCTTACTGTGAGTGGGCGTTGCTGGGGTGAACGGCTGTTTCGACGAGTGGTCACGGCTACCTATTCGGGCATGAAGGGTGAAGAGATTGTTAAGGACCTCATGGATTACTATGCAGGTCTTAGCCACAACAGAAGCGGCGTTGAGCTTGCCGAAAATACAGATACGACTTACACAGAGTTGCAGTATGAGGATTCGCCGGTCTGGGACATTCTCAAATACATCGCTGAAAGCGCCGATAAGGCAGGCGCTATAGGCTTTGACTTTAGGGTTGCGCCTGACGGCAAATTCGAGTTTTTCCCTAAGCTCTCCAAAACCAACTCAACCGTAATCACCGAGAACATCGATACAGAAGCAGAATATGAAAAGGACATAACTCGAATAAGAAACAAAGTCACCGTTTATGGGCTAGCCGACAAAAGCGTTCCAGCCGATAAGGTTTCCTGGACTCGAAGTTTAACGCCCTCAGATGGGGTTTGGCAGCGGGACACAGGCGCAATTTCCGTGGATTCTACAGGTGCACCAGACGGTGGCGCTTGCGTCAAAAACTCTGTAGGTTCCAACTATTGGGGCGGCTGCTACTTCCAGCTTAACGCAGGCAAAGAAGTAAACTGCGAACTATACCCGCTCTTAGACTTCCAAGCCAAACTTGCAGACACATACTCAGGCACGGGACTAGTGATCCTGTTCGATACAGCTAGCCGCTCGGCAAGCAAGAAAATCTCTGTTTCACCTGGAGACGGCCAATTCCATGGTGTAGAAGGGGGCGTTGGCTCAGCTTACGCTAACCAATGGGACTACGTTCAATCAGGCTTTAATTGGACTCAGGTTAAAACCGTGCGCTTCACATGGTACTTTTCACAAGGCGTCGGCAGCGGCGACTTCTGGATACATGGCCTCTACTTTGGAGGCTGCCGTTACTCAGCAATTTCACAGGATGCCGCAAGTCAAGCAGCCTATGGACTTAGAGAGTATGCCGAAACAGACGAGGAACTCTGGAGCGACGGCGAATGCAGCCGCCGAGCGGCTTCCCTTTTGGCGTATCTCAAAGACCCAGCCGAACACTTGCACATAGTTAGTTCCGTCTTGGATTATGGCACATCGCCGATCAAGGCAGGCGATAAAGTCCACGTGCAACTCCCAATCGAAGGTGTCAACAGTGACTTTCGGGTTGAAAGCGCCGAATACCGAGTACCAAAAGATGACCCGACAAAACTTGAAATCACGCTTGAGCTAGGCAAGGAGCCGCCGCATCTAGCTGACTACCTCTATGGTCTGCGCTGTCACTCGCCGAACGTTGAAAAGCTCAGTCGAACCAAACTTGGCAAACGGGGCATTCCCATCTCTACTGGAGGCGGCGGAGGCTCAGGCAGCAGCATCTTTGCCAGCAATGTAGAAATCGACAAGACCTCTCCATGCTTAAACCTGCTAACATCGAGGACGCTAAAAGCAGCCTTCGGCTTTGACGGCGCCAACGTCTTCGTCGTCACATACGCCGGCGACTTGATTCTGTACTCGGCAAATCACCTAATCAGGCCAGTCACTGACGGCAGCGACCAACTAGGCAATGGAACATTCCGTTTCAAGGAAGGACATTTCAAAGACAAGATTTTCGTGGCGGGCTGGGAAGTCGTCAACACAGACGGCCGCATTAACATGTCGTCGATGCCTCGTGATACCTCAGGCTATGTTTTGGAAGCCCAAGGCAATGACTTTTATCCGATGTATGTTAACCCGAATGGGCGCTATGTTCCAGCAGCCCACAATCATCAGAGCTTGGTCCGCGGCACCAGATACGTTGAACTTGACGCTGACAATGCGGTTGCCAACTTCTATGACGGCGCCAACCTCAAGGGTGCGGTGGGGCATGATGGGGCTAACTTTTTCATAGTTGCCTACGCGGGCGACCTCATTTTATACTCCCAAACTGGCCTAATTCGACCTCAAACTGACGGCGGAGAAGACTTAGGAACGACCAGTTCCGCTAAACGCTTCGGGTCGCTGCACCTGAAAAATGACCTGTGGATTGCAGGTGTTC